TGCTTGAACGAAGTCAGGAACTTGACCCTCTATTAGAGGTGAAAGTTTAGTTGTTAGTTTAGATTCATTCTTACTCATCTATTAGTTTCCAACATTAACATTACTACTTCCAGATGCATTGTGACCACAGGTGGCTGCATCTCCAGCATTACAAACTGCGATCCCACCAACAAACACGTTGTTAGAACCAGCAATCATCGTTGCAGAGTTATGAGGTGAGTCACCATGAGGAGTCACACTGTCACCGTTCACTATTACGTTTGACCCATTTGCCTTTACAGATGACTGTGACGAAATCAATGCACCCCCAGCAGTGTCAACAGAGTTTCTACAGATACCAGTTGCGGCCATGTTAGTAACCTGATGATGTTGCAGTTGATGCTGGTGTAGACACCGTTGTCGTTGATGTTGTTCCAGTGGTTGTCACCGTATATCCTCTTCCAGTTGTAGCAATCGCATCAACCGAACCTGTGACTGTTGTATTCGTTGTATCAAGTTCTAGTATCTGATTACGAACAGGTATGATATCATTTGAATTAGGAATCGCAGTTACACGAATCTTACCAGAGACCGCACCATCCACATTTGATATTTGTGTAATAACAAGAGGATTAATAGATACTTTACCGTCACTGTAACCAACTGTTCCTGCTTCAGAATTAAAGTACACTCTTGCAGCATTAACTAAAGAGTATATTCTTAGATTGCCAGAACCATCATCATCAAAGAAATATTCTGTTGTTCCACCATCAAGATAAAATCCTGTGGATGCAATGATACCACCTCCAGATGCATTATGTCCTGAGTGTGGATTGTAAAGTGCATTATTAAAATTAACAACATATGAAGTTGATGTAGATATCACTGGAGTAAAAAATTGTCCAAGTGTCACTGTTGTAATATTACTTAATATAGAAGTATCCGTATCGTCAATTTGTCCTGTTAACTGAGAGTATCTAAAGACACCATTGAAAACTTTTAAATTTTTTGTATTATAATCTGATACTGTAGTGTTTACTAAAGTTTCTAACTCTGTTTTGTTGAGTGTCGTTGAGGACGAATCGTATTGAAACGAAACTGATAAAATAATAAAAGTTGTTTGTGGGTCTACAATAACAGGAGTAACCGATGCAACCTTATAAGGTGATAAGTTTTTTACCAGTGCATTTTTTTGTGCAACTGATAAGTTTTGTCCAGTTGTACTTTTTACAGAAATGTAAACTTTACCATATACTGGAGTAGAACTTACACCTGTACTGGTATCATAACTTCCGTCCTCTCCACCCCAAACTGAAACTGATTGAGTATTTGGAAAAAGTTTTCTTACATAAACTTTATAGTCCTCTGTTGTCACCGCACGACCTTGTGATGCATAATCAAGTGGTGCGTTAAGTTTGATTGAACTGATTCTTTCTGGTTCACTTCCGCCTACTGCACCAGATACAGTGGTAACCGTTACGTCTGTAACACCATCTATTGCTGATGGTGAAGTAAATGCTGATGCTCCATTTGCTGTTGTTTTATTCGTGACGACATACTGAAGAATCACAATATTACCATCTGATAGAGCTTTACTTACAACATCATCACCAAAGTATACTTCAAACTTTCCACCATCAGTTTCTTGTAAATAGTAAACTGTGCTTGTTGTGGTCAGTTGTGTTATGTCTGTTGCTTTAGTATAAGTGGTTGATGTCGTATCACTTGATGAGTTCTGAACTTTAACAGTAAGAGTTGAGGTATCTGCACGATTATCAACAAGTAAAAACTTTTGATCTAAGTCAGTGCTGTCTACGGTATACCTTGTTGTTAGATAAGTTCCCTCATAAATTTTTACACTATCAAAGTTAACCGAGTTACCACTGTTAGTTTGAGTTACATCTGATACACTTACAAACTGATAACTTGTTCCATCTAATGTTGCGGTAAACGTAGTTCCAGCAGATAATGTTTTTGATGCGTCCGTTGTTGTTAAACTTATATTAATAGTTGCAGTTGGTGCTCTCGCAGATGACACCTCATACCCTAAAGTTTTTGCATGAGACACGACACTGGATCGTAATGCAGAACTATCAAGGAACATTTCATTTGCAAGCATATTTCCATTGAACGCAAGATAGTGAGTGTTGTATGCGAGAGTATCAAGGAGTATATTTATTCCTGACCCTTCAAAGTCATAGTCCTTAAATTCTGTTTGTGATCTAAGATATGTTTTTAAATTTGTTTTGATGTCATCAAAATCAAGTTCTGTTACTCGTAATCTTTTTTCATTAGTAGCCATTATCGTAGTGTCTCCAACATGAGTGATATATCAACAAGTTCTGTTGGAGTATTGATAACATAGAATGAAATCACCACCTCATAAGCATTACGATCCAAGTCTGGTATTGCCCTAACACTAATCAACCTTGCTCTTGGTTCAAAATTTTCAATTACATCCTCAACCTTTCTTGCAAGAATGTTTGCAGTGATTGGTGTCATTAATTCAAATAACATTCCTCTAACACCACTTGATATTTCTGGATGAAAAGGTTTTTCATATGTGTTTAATAACACAAGATTTCTGATAGACCGTTTAACTGCCTGAACATCTGTGATCTTACTAATATCATTATCAGATATTTTTTTACTAAAAAATAAATCTAAGTCTGAATACTGTCTGACATTTCTATCAATATTATTTTGTGACTGTGCATCAGTGTATGCAGTTGCGGCCATTTAGATGACTCCTATTTGTTATAATTGTTTTATTATTTATACTACATCATCAAACAAAAGTTCCTTTTCCATCACTTCCAACAGTATATGTTCCTATTGAAGAAACTTGTAACTCTCCCTCTGGTTTCTTCACCACTCCAGCTGCAATCCACCCTTCTCCTATGGGTGAATCAGAACTCGCATACAAGTTCTCGTTTCCTGAGAGAAAAACTCCGTGTTTTATAAAAACTCTCTTCAAATCCTTATTGAGATAATCAGGGCCGTCCTTACCATATTTCCATGCTCTTCTGAAGTTTTTACTTGCACCATTTATATCCAAGTGTAGGAAAGTTTTAGCACACCCAACATTAACAATTCCTTTTGTAAGACATAAATCTATAAACTGAATTATATTATCAACACTCCATTTTCCTCTTGTGCCTTTTGCAGATCGAATTGATATGTCTATTGCTTTACCTGTTCTATGGTTTATTGCTGTTGACTCAGCATTTACATTTGTTAGTGGATCACGATAACCACTGTTAATCACGAATTGCTTTCCCTTCGTGTCTGGATGAAATTGTTTTCCTAAACTCGACCACTCTTCTGCAATGGAAGTCAATATATCTTTAAGTTCAGATCGTATGCGAAGGTCTGCTGTAATCGCACCTTCTCTTGTAGTTCGTTGTTTTGTATTTGGGTTAATACCTAATAACTCATAGTGATTCTCTCTGGTCATAGTGGTGTCATTGTAAGTATTTGCAAACTTTCCTAGATTACCAGCTGGAATCCAGTAAGGTGAGTTAGCTGGTTCAGCAATCGTAGCACTATCAAAATCATTGTCATTAAAAACAGTGTTACTTAACATTCCCTTTCCAGCACCTTCTCTCCCTTTCCCCTCTATTACGAACACAGAATTTCCTAATATTTTTTCAGCAGTTTCTTTATCACAATGATAATTTAAAGCGTGTTGACTTCTGGCTGCGTATGTTGTCGTTGGTTCTTTTTTAAAACCCCAAAAATCAGTTTTTCTTTTCTCTAGTTTTTCCTGAGTATAAGGTGAAGATTTTTTCTTATCAGTGTCAGCAATGTAGGACTTATTTTGTTCAGAGAATATTGCGGCAAGTTGTTTATCCTTTTCTCTATCATTATCAAAGTCATTCCAATCACCAAAATATTTGTAGTCTGAAGGAGCCTCAACAATATTTGGTGTAGTAGTAACTTCTCTACGTTCATCACTTGGTTCTACTTTGATTGCGTCTTTATCTGTGGATGAGTCCTCGTCAACCTCAACTCCCTCTTCCTCTAAGTCTGTCTTTAAGTCTGTGTCCTGTGCTGGAACTGGTTCTTCTATTTCCTCTACTGTTCCACCTTCTTCTACATCACCTTTGTTTAGATTGATGGTCGCAGATCGAATGTCAACTTCAGTGGTTGCATCTAAGTCAAGTGTTCCTGTAATCAAAGTTTTCTGACCACCAGTAAAAGTTTCCTCTACCGCCTTTGTGACTTTGGTAATAAGTTTTTGATTGTATGTCTCATTGACTGCTTGTTCAAATGTGTCTGAGTCTTCGTTAGAGTCACCTACTACGTTTACATTTTTAATCAGACCTACAGTCTCAGTTGTCGTTCCAGCAATATCAACTGTAACTGTGTTCGTTGTATCTACACCAAATTTTTCAGTGACATTACCTTTAACACTTAAAGAATAATCTCCACTGGTGTCTCCTGATCCAACTTTTATTTGAGAGGTATTTTTTATTTCTTGTTTTAAGTTTCCACCAATGACTTCTGTTTTGTCACCATCTACAGTCACGTTCCAATCACCCTTAATATAAGTGTTACAGTCATTGTCTATGGTTAATGAAACATTACCCTTTACATTTACAAAATTGTTTTCAAGAATTACTTGGTAGTCATCTCCAACAACTCTTGTTCTTCTAGTTCCATTTGCATCAATCTCATAGAACGTCCCTGTCTTGTGATACTCATGGATTCTTTCAAATCCAGGCGTGTCATCGTATTCTTTTATGTGTCCTGATTCTGATTCAAAGACATGGTTCTTAGGATAGAGTGCATTGTAAGGACTTGTTGGTTCTTCCCAAGTAAATCCTTGTTGAGATACACTAGTTGTTCTTCCACTTGGATTTGTCTCTGCTTCATACTCTGCATCTTTTTTACTAATCACTCCGTGTTGTCTTGTAGCATCATTTCTTGCAAGTCGATTAATGTCACTTTCTTCTATGGAGTGACCTGATGGTGCATGAGAGAAAGATGGATAGACTCCACTTGGATCATTGAATCCTTTGGTTGTGTTTGCTAAATCTTGATTATATCCAGGCAGTGAACCCATGATGATAGGTTGTTGTTTCTCTACCGCATCTCTAAAGAAACCAACTACCCAAGTTCCCTCTACTAAAAAGGATGGAGTTGTTCCCATACCTTGCATAGATGGATCAGTTGTAGGATGCATGACATGAGCCCACGGCAAATCTGCGGTAGGTATGTCCTCTTTGTTTTCTGTGTGATATCCTAGACAACGAACCTGTACTCGACCAAGTTCTGCTGGATCGTTTCTACTTTCT